TACTGCCAGGCAGGGGTTGGTCCTGGCAACTCTATATTTGGATGCTGGGTGCACACACGGTCTTGCCTGGTCTGATACCTCCGATCGCAATTCCGTGGATAGCGTGGCACACCGGCTGGTTTCTCTGGACAATTCTTGCACTTTCTGCCGTTGCCTTCGAGAACCTTCTGGTCTACTCTCATGACTGGACTGAGGCACCTGACGTGGTTTTCCCTCGCTACCATTGCTCCTTGATAACAGGCTACCTTGGTGACATTGAGCAGTCCTCAATGGCTGACTACGGCTGGGCCCTGGCATTTTGGAACGATGTTAACTCTTGTTCCTGGCTATTCTACAGCGGCATTCTACGCGCTTTGTCAGTTGCCTTTGGCCTCATGACTATTCACCAGCGCAATACCGGCAACTGCTTGAGACTTCCGATGCTACCAGCCATTCCAAGAGCCACAGTCACCAGTCCAGTCCGGCGAAACGTTGACATTCCGATGCCGCCCGTGCAAATACAGCCTTCCAACATACCTGGGGCACCACCCGGTGTGGCACTTGCAGTTGACCCGGCAGGCTTGTTATTCCGAGACTGGCTCGCCATGGTTGAACGTGCTTACCAAGCCAACCCGCGGGCGTACCCACAGCTCACTCCGGGCCAGGCTTGTTTTTGGGATTGCGTGGCCCACTACGGCGGCACCGCACACATGTGGTATTCCTGGTACATGGCGTTCATGTCTAAAACACCTGATCCAACAAACCCAGTGGTAGGCAATGTCACTGTGCCGGAAATGCAGGTCTTCTGTGCTGCATCAAAGTTTGGGCTCAATCTCGTAGGAAAGCTAGAACAGCTTCCGCATCCTTCAGGCAATGATTGGCCAACCATGCATTTGAGGATAGAGCGGTCTCTTGTCGGTTGGGGCTACCATGTGACTATTGCTTCCCCTGATGTGAGCACACTTCCCGTGAGCGCGTTCGCACGCATTCTGAAGACCATAAGAATTGACCATCCTCAATGGGAGGCGCAATTCGTCCGGGACTTTAATGCCTCCCCCGCCGATGCACTACCCACCCCTACTGCCGACGCGCTTGCCATTGCCGGCATCCACCAATTGCCCCAGACTCGAACTCAACTTACTGACGCCATCATCGCTTCATATGCAGCCAATCCCATTTCAATGGTTCGCCAGGAAGGATTCGCTTATGACACTGTCAATGGTTATGCTGCCCCGTACAACCATTTGTACCATTACGGGCTTCCTTTCAGCAACGCACCAGTTGCATACACTCCTCCTGCCACCATGTGGATGAAATTTCGCAGCGTACAGCGCAAATTGCGACTTCTCGTTCCGAGGTCGTATGCTCACCCATTAGCCGAACCAGACGCAAAGGTGGGCGCTACTTCCGGCCAAACGAGAGACAACCAAGCGCGCAATAACCAACGCCCCAACGTGTCAATGTGGTCCACCCTGCAGTCTGAATTACGCGCTCAAACAACAGATTACGACGGTTACTCGCTGCCAGCTGTTCAACTATCCGAGGAGACATTGAGCTACACTGCGGACGTCGCGAGGGCCTCACGCCTCTCAGCCGACATTCGAGCTCATCCATCCGTGCTCGAGACCCGGGCGGATCCTTCTGTCATTCAATCTCTTGACGCAATAGTCGACTTGGCACGAATCGAACGGAAGACCGTGACTGTGCCCGTTCGCGCCTACTTGGGCGTCTGGGGCTCGGGTAAGACAACTGCCACCCTCGCCTACCTAAAGAGCCTAACTCCACAGCAGCGCTCTTTGGTCAGGATTGTCTCTCACAACGAGTCCTTGCGTGCGCAGGCCAAAGCAAAGTTGGACTTCCCTGAACTGAGGGGTTACAATTTCCCAACTCTCGCGAGCATCATCACCGAGCCATCCGCCGGCCCTATCGTTTTTGACGACGCAGGCAAGTTTTGGGGCGGGATTCTCGACCTAGTGATTTTGACAAACCCAATGGTCAGTGAGATAGTGATTAACGGTGACCCCGCACAAGGCCAGTCCAAATTCCCCTTCAGGGGAAGCCAGAGTGAGAATGACCCCACAGCCATTGCTTGCATTGCCGCGATAGCCACTAGGTACGCAACTGTCACGCACAGAGGTTTCAGATTGCTCGCTGACACCCTCGGGGTGCACACCACGAATCCGGTTGACGGGCACATTACTCACAGTGTTGGGCCTAAGCACGATTTGCCTGTGTGCACAGCTTCGCCTCGCTATGTTGGCGTCCTGGCGGGCGCAGGTCGTGAGGCTTACACCTACGAATCTGTTCAGGGAGAGGATTTCAAGCAAGACATGGAGATCGACATGACTGGTCTGGAAGGGGCAGTGCTCGACAGGACTGCATATGTGGCCCTAACTCGAAGTTCCACAGGTGTGTACCTGCACATGGACGCAGCCAATCCCACGACCAACATTCGAGCACCACCAACCGGAAGTGACCTGATGAATGCACTTGTGTATGCCATGCGTGCCTCAAACACTCCTTCCTTGCCTGCGCCAGACGGCTTGATCAAGGCCACGTTTTACAGACACTTGCATTGGTCAATGCCCCTCTTGCCGTGGTTTGCCTCTGTTGGTTCAGAGGTGCCAGCCGAACTCTTCCAGAACATTATCCCTAAGAGCAATGTTCATGTGGTGGAGGACCATTCCGTCATAGAAGGCAACGTTTCGGAAGAAGTGCCGTCCTCTTCAGGGGCGTTCGACACAATTGGTAACGAAGTGCACCCGTTTGCTAAGGAACATCGTGAACTGGGCACCACACGAGGCATGACGGACCAATTCAAGGAGGTGGCATTCGTCAATCCCCACGTGCACAAGCGGTCAGACACTCCAACGTACTTTCTATCTGTGGAGAAACGCTTGAAGACGGCAGGGAAAACTGAGAACATACGACGAATGGAGTCCTGCCCACGCAAAGACATGTGTGACGAGTACGATCGACTCGTGCCCAACCCTCCAATTTGGACCGTCGAAAAGTTTGAAGGTTACATCGACCGCGCTGTGGACGAGTATTGTTCGAAGCGCACCTTAGGAGCCGTCTTGAACAAGCTGAACTCACACGACCCAGATAGGCGTGGGCGCGACATCAAGATATCCCTCAAAAATCAAGTGATTAAGAAGGATGAGAAGCGCGACAAACTTTCTGCCATACCCGGCCAGCTCATTCATGAGTATGACGTGCTTTGCACTCTTGGTGACGCACCCTTCGCCCTCTTTCTGGAAGACGAGATAATTTCGGCATTTCCTAAGAACTTCTTGTTTTATCGCAGAATGGGGCCGGACGAATTCAAAGCGGCGTACCAAAGGTCCTGGCGCGTCGGCAATGGCGTCCACACCTCGGATGTCACTCGATGGGATGTGGGATGTGATGCTGGCGTGCTCAACTTCGACGTTCACGTCATGCGAAGGTCAAAATTTCCGGAAGCGTACATTGAGGAGTACATGGAAAGGAGATTAACGTCCAGGAGCCAGCACGGGCCTATGGCAACCATGCAGAATTCTGGTGACCGGTACACTTGGGCCCTCAATTCTCTCCGTCGTGCCACTTTAGCCTCTCTTGTTTGTCAGGTCACTCCTGCAGACACCGTCGCCATCAATGGCGATGATGAGGCAATTGACCGCATGGTCGACGCGCTCCCATTCAAGGACTCGCCATGGGAATTCAAAGACCAAAATGGCATGACTGGTGAATTTAGCGGTTTCGAGCTAGGTGGCCCAACACCTCTTTATTCTGCGCGAGGCATAGCCTATCGAACCCTGATCCTCATGAGCCGCGACCCTTCCGCCCAAGACAAGTGGGTAAACTACCTCGACTTGTTATCACACTGCGATCTGGACTCTCCAGAAGCAGTAGATGTTGCCAACTCCGCCCGTCAACACATGCACCTGGAACTTTTCCAGGAGTATCTGCCATCTCCGCTCCGCCCTCTGTTTCCAGAGGTTTTTACGTGAGGTCTTGTTCTCTTTCCTTTTCTTTTCTTGCCCTATCTAACCGCCTTCACTTCTCTTCTTCTCCTTCGACCTCACACTTTTCCTCGATGTCCTCGGCATGACTTAAAACTGCCAGTACGCCATCTCCGGAGCGATCCGCCCGTAAGGGCGTCTGTGCGTGAATTCCCCCCTAAGATGGCAATTAGGCAATCACGCGCGTGTCACAGTGGGAGCATCCGATCCCTTCCCCATACTGTGGCTGTCTGAGCCGATCATACACCAATGAGGTGTGAGTAGGCATGTTTACTCACTGGTACGTGACCCGACACATCACGCCCACACCACCAACTACGCCGGTGGAACTGCAGAGACTGCACGCTCAGCGGGCATTGCCTGGCACATTCTTTCATGCCTGGATTCCCCGATGTCTGAAAGGAACAGTCCACTGCCTCTTGGGGCAAAACCCACTCGCAATAGAGGTTGTGCTCATCCATGCAATATAGTCTACCAAATTGGTTTAGCAAACCGTTTACTCTTTGCTTCATTTTGGCTTTATTGACTGGTTTCATCAATTTTGTTGTAGTCCAGCACAATCGCTGGTCTGTAGCATTTACCACTTTT